TCTTTATTTTAAAGTTTCGTATCAGTTGTGGCTTTTCACTAAACACTTCTGTAAAGTGCTTGATCAATCCGTTTAAATCTTTTAGTTTAATCTTTGCAACTTCTCCTAATTGTAAGCCACAAAATATTTGAATCATTTTATTTGCAATCAGTTCTTCGTCGTTACTCTTTTCTTTCATAGCTACAAACTCTTGATACCTTGATAGTGGTATTTCAGATAGTGAATTTGGCAGCAGTATATCTAACTTCATAATATAATAACTTTTTTTTCGTGTTTTTGTACTTTACAGAATATTATAGCTTCCGTAATTCTTATTCATTCCTAACGTTTCCATTTCGTGATAACGTACTGCATCAATCGCGTGATTGAAATTATCTACAGGTTTGTTTAAACGTTTTCCTGTCTTGTCTGTGTCCCAACAATATGATCGAAGTTCTTTGATTAGGCTGGTGCTATTAGAAGTAACTAAATAGTTTTCACGTTGCATTACATCAATACCGTAATTGATACTATCACGTCCTTTCGTAACGCCTTTAATTGTGATTCCATAACGTTGTATATCTGCTATACTTTTTGGCTCTGCTGAATCTGCATAGCACGGCACGTTGCTTGGAAGTATTTTTGCTATGTCGCTATTTAATAATCCTGTTTGATATGTTACTTCGTTTAGGATTCGTGTTTCGTTATGTTTGTATACTTCTATAATTGATGTCGGATCGTTTGTATAACCAAAGTCAATACCTATGCCTATTAGCCTGGCCTCGTCTGGTATTGTATCAATCTGCTTCCAATTACTAAAGACAACGCCCTCTAATTGACCCATTTCGCCATCTACATAAACACGTACCCAATTCTTCCAATAGTTGCTTGTAGCAGCTTTCTTTATGTTCTTTTCTATTTGGCTTATGATTCCGTTATCAAGTGCTTCGTTGTCTTTGTATGTTAGGATAATCTTTTCTGCATCTTCTTGATCTTCTATTTCTGTTTGTACCCAAAATTCAGCAGTAGGATTGTAATCCAAGAAACATTCGTCTTTTGTTCTAATTGACAATTCGTTATAAGATTCAAAGCTTACACTATTGCACTCGTTTATGTAAAGTATTGAACGCCTACCACCTCTTAACTTACTTGAATCGTCTGCACTAAAAAATTCTATAAAACTGCCGTTTGCAAATTCGTATTTTAGAAGTGACTTGTTAAATCTGTCATCTACAAACCTGTTTATTGATTTCATAATCTTTACGAAATCTCTTAAAGCACCTCTTCTTAAGTGTGGAATAGATTCAGCTACAACGCTTATTTCTGTGTTTGGTGTTTTGGCTGCTCTGTCTATTAAGATAGGAAGTATGCCGTATGTCTTTCCTGCTGATGTTCCACCTTGAACAATCTTAATTCGTTTTTTTAACGCAAGTATTTTATTTATTGCCGTTGTTCTTTGAAACATCTGGAAAAAGTGGTTGCTCTATATTCGTTTGTTCTATCTGTTCTTTTAAGCTATTTAATCGTGCAGTAATGCTTGGATTGTATTGGCCCACCATACCACCTTTAATTTGATCGTCGCGTATTTCCTTGCGTATACGTGTAGAGATAGTACAGAAATCTTCGTATCTCTTTTCTGTATTCTCTAAATAATGCTTTGCCGTGAAGTTAAATTTCTTATGGCAGTATAGTTCAAAGCCCTCTATTGTTAGTGGTACTTCTAATGGTTCTCCTACCATATCTCCTGTTCTTTGGTTTAAGTGATATTTAAATCTTGGATTCGTTTTTGTGTAGGTTTTGTATGCGTCAAAAATGTCTTCTAATTCTTGCGCGTCTTTTAGTGATTTAGGTCTTCCTTTTTTTGCCATCTTATTAATCTTCGTAAGTTTCGTATACTTTCTTTATTCTGTTATTGATATCTCTTAAACAACTTGCGCAGGTTGTGTACTGTTGTTTAGTTCTGAATACTCTATTGTAAATTACTAATAAATCTCTTTGTTCGCTTGGCTTCATTCTATTGCTATCTTTTGAAAACCATTCTTTTAAATATTCGTATTCGTCTTTTTGTAGGCACTCGGCTTTAAATCTTCTTGGAAATAATGCGTTCAATTTTTCCTTACGTTCTTCACATCCACAGTCATCTCCTGCCAACCATTTAATAGCTTTCTTTATTCCTGTCGCTTCTGTTACCTTTTCGATAACGTCGCCTAAACCCTCAACAGGCTGCTGCTTCTTCCAGTCTTTGTATTCTTTGGATCGTTTATCTAATCCTAAATAATATTCTTCGTTTTTTTCCATAATCAAATTAATTCGTAATCTTCGTTTTTATAGTCTTCGTAATCTTCATTCAGATTTTCTTTTAGTTTTCCTTTGCAGTATTTTATTGTTTGAAAAATACTGCTTGTGCTTATTCGTGTTTCATCTGCAAGTTCACGCATACTCATTCCACTATCAAAATAATGTTTAAATAACATTTCGTCATACCAATGCCAGGTTTCAGCTTCTTCTTTGACACGTTTAATTAAACCACTAAAGGCTTCTTCTTTTGATATATAGTCATAAGTTACGCCAATGTCTTTGCGTTCTTCTATATTAACCATCTGGTGCTTGTTTCGTTCTTTTGTCAAATCTTTGAATATGTTTCTTAAAGTAAAGTGTATGTAGGCACGGTTAAGTGTTCCGTTTTTTTGTATAACCTTTTCCCTGTCTGCGTACTTGTGTAATCTTATATACATTTCTTGAACGATATCTTCGGCGTAGAAGTCTTCTCCGTAGCTTTGTACGATTCTTAAATAGTCAGCGTGAAATTTAGCAACTTCTTTTAACCAGTTCATTGATTAGATATTAAACAAATGTAACGATTATTTTCTAATAGTGTATAGACGAAGTTTTTAACGAAACGTTGTGAATAAAAAAAAGCACCTCTTTCAAAGTGCTTCTTCCGTTTTATAGTTTATAATCTAAAAAGGCAATCCATCTAAATCTGATTGTTGTGCGTCGTGCTTTGCATCTTCGTTGCCACCGGCTTCAACTTCTGCTTGGTACGGCTTACTAAACTTTGCACTAAAATACTTTACACCACTTTTACTTTCATTTAGCCATAGTGCCACTTCTTTTTCTACTCCATCAATAACGGCCTTACCTTTGTAATCTGGTTGTGTTTCCGTTTTTTTGTAATCGTTTTTAAAAATTGCACCTGTGTTGTTCTTTTGTTCCATAACTTAATCTATTGTTTTACTTATTATGTATGCGCTTAACGTCTTTCGTTTTCGCCTGGCTTTTTCTTTTAAAAGCTTCTTCTCTTCTTCTGTTACTCTTATTGTAACAATATCAGTCTTTCGTGTTTTCATATTAAAATAATCTTTGTTGTGAAATATGATCTTTAATTCGTTTTATTGAAGCTTGATAATATTCTTTGTCAAGTTCACAAGCAGTTAATTCAAATCCTCTTTCGTGAGAAGCCAATGCGATTGAGCCACTACCTAAATGCGTGTCAAGTATTTTATCGCCCTCTTTTGCATAATGCTTTAATAAAAAATTGTAAAGTTGTTTAGGTTTTTCCGTTGGGTGTATTTTTTTTGTATGGTTATGTTTATGTATTCCGTAGTCAAACATTTTTGCAGGTTTTTTTAATCCCATACTTACCCACGCATACTCACAAGTAGCAAAATTCTCAACAGTTTGCTTTTTATTCCATATACAAAAATACTCACTTGGAGGCATAACAAAATTGTTTGCACCCCAAACTATTTGATTTTTACTTACTCTAAAAAGTTCATCCCAATATTCTTTTGTTGGTTTATTATCCCATTCAATTCCTTTTTCTGCATTTCTTTTATCTGTTTTAAATCGTGTTGTTCCAAAACCTTTTTTAAACCTTTTTATTCCATAAGGTGGGTCTACTATTGCCAAGTCAAAATAATTATCCTCATACCTTGACATTAAATCCATATTATCTTCATTAGTAATTTGTATTTTATCCGTTACTTTCAAGAAATTAATGTTTTGTAATATTCTCTACATTCTTTTATTCTGTCGTAGATAGCTTTAACAACGTCTTTATCATATCTTACTTCAAACGTTTTTATTCGTTTTTCTGTTGGTATATGGTCAAAATTGTGTTTGGCTTCTACATCTGATCGCAGTTCTTCTGATTCATCTATTAAATGATTCTTCCAATGTTCACGCCTTACTTCGTCTTCAACGATTTCATCTGGTGTGTTTACTAAACAATATGCAAGAACACTTTTACGTTTCTTACATAAAGCCATATAGCCCTGTAATTGATAATAGTAATCTTTGTTTGGTATATCTTCGGCAAAGAAAGGAAACGTTGTTGCGTCGTAACTACTTTTTACATCTAAAAGTATACTATCCGTGTTTACGTCTGGTGTACCTGTAAGAAAATCATTGTTAAAATGTTCTTCGTTTTTATACATCAATCCAAAATCTAATACTTCTTGTGCTAATGAAATACTTTCATCTTCTACAAGATTTCCTTTGTCGGTGTAACGGCTTGAAAATTCTTTTCGTATTCCGTACATTTCTTCTATTGCCAATTCTTGTAAGTAGGTCTTGCAAGTCTTACTCAATACTTCGGACTTGCTTCTGCTATTGGTCATTATCTTGCCAAGTGCTGAACATCTAATCTTCAACATAACTCTAAAGCTTTAACTTGTAAAGGCGATAAATCAAACTCTTCTAACTTGGCTTTGTTTATCTTGCCATCTTGTAACGCTTTCAATGCGTCTTCGAATCGTTTTTTAGTTAGTTTTTCTTTCTTTACTTCGTTTTTATTATGCGTATTTGTTGTGTCTGCGTCTTTCGTATCGTCTATTAAAAACAATCCGTTAAGTGCGTACTTTCTTGCATAACTTGAACTACTGCCAAATGCTTGTGCGATATCCATTCCTTTTCTATTTGGATCAATTCCTGCCTGTGCTTTTACTGCCTGCATCTTTGTGCCGTCTGTAATCATAGCAGTTGATTCTACATACATATAGCCTGCTGCTTCTTTTACTTCGTCAGTTAGATTTAGTGCCAATCCGTTTAATAATGGCTTTACTGCTTCAAGTATATCTTCACAACTCCTGTACTTGTAGTTTCCAAATTTGTTAAACTGATTTTTTGGTGCTTTTAATTCTTGCTGGATTTTGGCCAGTCTTCCAATTACTGTGTCTTTCATAACATTATTTATTTTTTGTTTATACAAATATAACTAAATAATTCGACTTTTGTATATACTTAATAGACAATATTCTTTTTGTGTTTTTTCCGTGTTTTTGAACTCCGTTGTTTTTGGCATCCTATTATCTATTATCCAATTTGTTTTAACCTTTCTTAAATCAAAACAATATATTCCTTTAGGTGTATAGTTTATATATAAGGGTATTTCATCGTATAAGATATGCTTTACCATTAAGTAAATGTATTTGCTTCTTTCAAGCATTAAATCATTGTAGTGTTTTTTTCTACATTTTAATTCTATTCGTGTTTTTCTGGAATGACTAAAGCAATCGTGTTTAGAATATTTGTCTTTGCTCATTTCTAAATCGTGCCAATACTTTTTTAAATACTCAAACAAATCACTTTCCGACATTTTTCTTTTTCTGTTTGTATTCTTCAATGATCGCTTTTAATTCTTCTCTTGTGTACTTTCTTATCTTGTGTGCTTCTTCGTGTAATTTTATTAGTTCTTCGCCTCCTATTCGTTTTTCTATACCTATTTGATAGTTTAGTAAGTTTCCGTGTTTGTGTTGGTTACAAAATACACATTGACCGTGAACATTATTCTCATCGAAAGTTACGTTCTTGTGGCTTGTACTAAAGTAGTGTCCAGCATCGAATTTACTTCCTAACGGCTTTTCACAACTTACACAAGGTTTATGCTTATCACGTTCTCTTATGTATGCGTTAAAGTATACCTGTGCTTTTTTAGTTAAGCTTTGCACCGTTTCTAATTCGTCTTTTAGTCGTTTCTTTTCTTTCTTCCAGTTCTTGACCTTTGCAGTTTCTACCCATACCTTGACACAATCACTTTTAAAGCAATACTTTTGGTTAAAGTGTTTTACTTCAAATTTTTCTTTGCAGTTTTTACATCGTGGCATTATATACCCTTTTTTAAGTTTTCTACTAAAATATTTAGCTTTTCTAATTCGTGTTTTTGTTCACTTATAACCATCTGTAAACGTAAATTACTTTTACATTCTAATAAATATTGATCTTCAAACTGCATAAACACGGATTGAAAATAGCTGATGTCTTCAAGTGAATCTAACATAGAATCTATCAAGTCTTTACGTTCCGGATGCTTTGCTTGTAACTCCTCTATACTACTTGTGAACTTTATTATTGTTGTTTGTAGGTTTATCTTTGCTTTTAATATTTCTAAAGTATCCATTTATTCGTGTTTTGGTTGTGCGTAAATCTTATTATAAACATTCGGCAGAGGATTATCTTGTTCATAATATAGAAATTTTTCTTTATCAAACCATAATTCAAGTTGGCCTATGTTACCAACTGAACGTGGCTTAATCTTATTGAAGTTTATAACGGCTTGGTTGTAGCTTAAATCTTCTCTATGTACCGTTATCATACACTTGCCACTATTAAACCACTCACTTCCACCTTTTAAATCGTATGGACTCGGCACGTTTCTTTTTCCGTTTACTTTTTCAGTTAGTTTAGGATGAATAATTGTATGTAAGTGCAAATTGTTATCTTCTGCTATTTGGTTTCTATAAGGAAGTACTACTTCTAAATATTGTGCATATCCTCCATACTCGTTATACGGATGGCTTAAGTCTTTCCAACTATCAATACTTGCAGTTTCTAATCCGTGTTTTTGTTTAAGTTCTACTGCATAATCATAAAATTCAAACGGTGTTAATTTGGCTTTAACATCGTACTTCGTTAGTATTTTAAAGTGTTCAAAAATCCAATCTAAACTATTTGTTATTTCTTTGTCTTTGATCACATTCCTTTCTAAAGGATTAAAACTTTTGCCTGTTAGCTTGTGAATTAAATC